GCCGAAGAACTGGCAAAGTTAAGCGAAAAAGAACGGGCAGCGAAAGAATTTGAGATTCAGCGCAACGAGTTTGAAGCAGAGAAAAGTAAATTCCAGCGAGAGCGTTTAACGTTACAAACCGAAAAAGATTTAATCAATAAAAATTTACCGCCTGAATTTGCTGAATTGTTGGTATCAGAGAACGCCGAAAAGACACTTGAAAGAATCAATATGTTTGAAGCTAGTTGGCAAGCAGCAATCGAGAAAGCTATTGATGATAAAGTAAAAGGGCGTACACCGAAAGGCAATACAAACGATCAGGCAGGCGAAATAAACCCGTGGAAAAAAGAAACATTCAACCTTACAAAACAGGGTGAAATTATTATGAGCAATCCGGCATTAGCTGAACAAATGAAAAGAGCAGCCGGGAAATGAAAGGAAATTAAAACATGGCAGCAACTAAAATAAGTGACGTTATTGTACCTGACGTATTTAATCCGTACGTCGTAGAAAGAACAGCTGAAAAGTCAGCACTATATCAATCAGGAATTATCCAATCAGATGCACAATTAAACGCATTGGCACAGTCAGGCGGTACATTATTACAGATGCCATTCTGGGCAGATTTAACCGGTGACGATGAAGTATTATCAGATACCGGATCATTAACAGCCGGTGCAATCACAGCATCGAAAGATATCGCAAGATTACATATGCGTGGTCGTGCATGGGGCGTAAATGATTTAGCTAAAGCATTGTCAGGCGACGATCCTATGGGAGTTGTAGGCGATTTGGTAGCTGATTACTGGGCCAGACGTATGCAGGCAGCTTTAATTAAAACATTAGACGGTGTATTTGCATCCGCTACAATGTCTGGAAACTTACATGATATTACAGCCGTTACTGGCGCAGATACATTTACCGGAGAGCATTTCATTGATGCTACTCATAAACTAGGCGACGCAGAAAACCTATTAACGGCTATTATGGTTCATTCAGCTACTTATGCTAGCATGAGAAAACAGAACTTAATCAACTTTATCCCTAATTCACAGGGCGTATATGATATCCCTACTTATATGGGCAAAAGAGTTATCATTGATGACGGTCTACCAATTGTATCAACAACTAACTACACCACTTACCTATTTGGTGCTGGTGCTATTGGTTATGGAGAAGGCGCTCCACCTGTACCAACTGAAACAGACCGAGATTCATTAGCTGGTGAAGATTACCTGATTACTCGTAAACACTTCCTATTGCATCCACGTGGAGTAAAATGGAATGAGGCAAGCGTGGCAGGCGACAGCCCAACTAATGCAGAATTAGCAACCGCTGCAAACTGGACAAGAGTATACGAAAACAAAAATATCCGTATTGTTAAGTTTTTACACAAACTTTAATAACTGAATGGGTGGGGAAACCTGCCCTTTTTTAGAAAGGAGTTGCCATGAGTGTAACAGCATTCAACAGACAACGCCGGGAAATGGCTAATAAAAAAGTAACCAAAGTAACGGAAGTAACAAAAGTAATAAATTATGAAGAAATGACAAAAGCTGAAATTGCTGAAAAGCTGTCAGCACTTGGAATTGATTTTGATGCAAGGAAAAACAAAGAATCACTAATTGAGTTGCTGAAAGCTGGTAAATAGATATGACAGACCGGGAGAAATTACTAGAATGGTGCAAGCTTTATTGTAACAATTCCACGTTAGTCGATGAATCCGGATTCTCGTATGTGTTGGATAACTTAACCGCCGAAATGGAAAGAGTAGGCATTACAAGTGAAAGCCTATCCGACATGAGCCAAAGTTTCGGTAGTAATGATGCTGGCATGAGCATTAAAAGCCTATTGAGCCCGTACAGCCGCTTAAAAATGTTATGAGCGTAAAAGATATTAACAATACTGATGAGTTGCTAAAAACGATTAACAGCATGATAAAAAATGAAGTTACAATTGGCGTTCATGGAGATGTTGGAAGTGACATTTTTGACCGGGCAACATGGAACGAGTTTGGAACACACGATAAAAAAGGAAAAGTTTTGATTCCTGAGCGGTCTTTTATTCGTGCTTGTTTTGACAGTGAAAAAGCGGATATAAACAGAGATATGGAGAAAATAGCAGAAAGAGTTGTCGCTGGACAAATGAAAGTTAAGACGGGGCTTAATCTATTAGGGGATGCCACAAAAGGGCGAGTACAAGAGTACGCAATCAGATTAAGTACTCCGGCTAACAAATACAGCACGATAAAGAAAAAAGGTTCATCTAATCCGCTTGTTGATACTGGTCAAATGATTGGATCAATTGATTACAAAGTAAAGGGGTAATATATGTTTAATTTTAAAGCATTAGTAAAAAAATATAGCAAAATTTCCCCTTATATCCAAACGGAAACGGCGGGGCATTACGATTACGCCAACGGCGGTGAGTGGGTTCCTGGCACAACGGCGTGGGTAGCCTTTGAAGGGGCATTGGTGCCGTTAAGCAACAAAGATTTAACCTATGATGAAAACGGCACGTACACTCTTGATGACCGTAAACTTTATACCTACAATGATTACAAGGTAGGGCAAAAGATTAAGCACAAAGATATCATTTACACCATTGATAAGCGTAAAGATTACGCAGATTTTGACAGCGGTTTAATTATCTATATTGTTGTGAGAGGTGACACGGCATGAGCCTGACTACTGTTAGAAACTTAATTGTTAGTAAACTGTATGCTAAAACAGCAAAGCCTGTGATTCAGATGGAACAAACAGCGACTAAACCGGCCTACCCGTTCATTGGGTATAAGATCATCGTATCGGATAACAGAGAACCGGGACAGTCAATAATGGAACGTGTAGCGGTAACGAGCACAGAACCGCTATTTGATTACGACATTAAAGAAACGGCTATTGACCAAGTAACGGCGACATTCAGTTTTAACGCCTACGGTGCGAAACCTGCCGATGCTTATGATTTAGCAATTACTGCAAAGAACTATATTCAGCACAATCTATACTATGACTTAAAGGATATCGGGGCGGTAGTTGTTAGCGTTGAAGCAATCGGAGACAGAACGGTTTTAATCGACCCTGCGTATGAGTTCCGATACGGGTTCGATGTTATTATAAGGATGGTTAATAGTACCGAGCGTATTGTTAGTACCATTGAAGAAATAAATATAAATTTGGAGGATTAAAAGTTTGAGTAGATTAAACGATTTTGTAGTAAACATAACACTTGCACAACTACCCGATAAATCAGCGCCTTTTGGCAAGATTTTAATTGTAACGGATGACGTTGATAAAGCGTATACTACTTATGCAGATTTAACGGCGGTATTAGCAGACTTTGCAGACACAACCGACACTTACAAGATGGCGGCGCAATTGTTCGCACAAACACCAGCACCGGACGGAATTGCAGTACTGGGAGATTCCACTATTTTACCGGCTGACTTGACATCTTTGTTGACCGCTAATGTCAATCAAGACTTTACCGTTTTTTACTGTACAAATGCAGACGATACTTTTATCGCAGCGCTAAGCGCATGGGCCGAAGCAAACGGGCGTTTTTATGCGACCACTACACAAAATAAAGCACTTGTAAAATCAGGCATTAGACATGCTTTAGTCATGTACCATAGTATAGTTGGCGATTATTTGGCTGAAAAGCTTGTAACCTATATGCTTGTTCGGCCCATTGGTTCGGTAGTCGGTAAGTTTAAAACACTTGTGGGAACAGCAGAGAGCGTTGTTACTGACGCAGAGTTAGCGACACTACACGCTAACTATTTAGGCACTTATATCGAGGATATGGGCGTATTGCAGACAACACAGGCACAGACACAAAGCGGTGAGTATGTAGATGTTGTACTCGGTGCGTTATGGATTAAACTGGAAATGGAAGCGGGTCTTAGAAATTTAGCCTTAACAACCGGGAAGATCCCATATTCTAATGCTGGTATCGCACTTTTAAAAGATGTAGCCATTAAGGTGTTGCAACAGGCCGCCGTTAATGGGATTATTCTGTTAGATGAAAACGGAAACGCAACCTATACCATGACAGCATTAACGAGAGAACAATCAAGCGTTAATGATCGAGCAGATCGACAGTATAACGGCATTAGCTGGACAGCCTCGCTTGCAGGGGCAATTGAACATGCTACAATCAGCGGGACATTGGAGGTGTAAAAGATGATAAACGTATATGATTCATTAGATGTAACAGTCATTGCCGATGGCGTGATAACAACCGGTTTGGCAGACAGCGATGCCGTAACAATTGGACAGAACGAAGAAAGTTTCTCAAAGCAAGTAGGGATTCAGGGAGATGTTACTTTTTCAGAAACTAACGACAGGACAGGATTTGCAACAGTCGTGTTAAAAGCGACAAGTCCAGCGGTTCAACAGTATGAGGAACTATCCAGACGTAAAGGCGAAAACGCTTTATTCGCTTTTCAGGTTATCGATGCAAACACAAACGGGCTGACAAGTGGCGGTACTAAGTGCCGAGTAAAGAAATCGGCTGAAAAATCTTACAGCAATGAAGAAGGCACAAGAGAATATGAGATTGAAATTGCTGATTACACAAGCAAATAAAGGACGGTAAATAAATGGCAACTAAAACAGTTACAATAAACGGGACAGAGTTTACATTACAGAAAGTTCCAACAAATTACTGGTACAAGATTAAAGACCGTAGTAAAGATAAGAACGGCAACCCATCAGAAGAAAAACTTTTCTCTGAGGTTTTAGAGCATATCGTCGTAAGCCCTAAAATGAAAATGGAAGATTTTGAAGAAGTAGAGGATTTCGAGGAGGTCATGCAAGCGGCTATTATGTTTCAATGCAAGCGAGCAGAACCTAAAATCTAAGGAACAATATAAAAAAGATGCAATCAATAATTGGTACTTCTGGAAACCAATCGTGTGTGGTGCTTTAACTTACACTGAGGCTATTAATTTAGAGGATAGTGTATTACTTGAAGCTTGCGCCGCCATTGACTACCGGGAAGAACTAATTGCACAAAGCATGAAAAAGAAATAGCGCTCTGAAATGGGCGCTTTTTTTGAAGAAAGGAGGGCAAATGGCAGACTTAAGAAGTTTAGTATTCAGCCTTGTTTTTAAAGGTGATCCGACCGACATTAAGAAAATGAATAAAGCTACAGACGAATTGAAAGGCAATTTCGGTGGCTTAGATAATACTGTAAAAAATATAGGAAAAACAATTGCGGTTGCTTTTGCAGCTGATAAGATTTTCGATTTTGGGAAGTCGGCTATTGAATCGGCTGGATCGGCAAAAGCCATTGATTCGCAATTTACTCAAACATTTGGTGGTTTAGAATCAAATGCGCAAACAGCAATAGATAATATGGCTGGTCAGTTCGGCATGGTTCCCAACCGTTTAAAACCAGCAATGTCACAAATGACAAGCATGTTCAAAGGTTTGGGATTAAGCACCGAAGATGCAATGGGGAAGGCAACGGATGCCGTTACAATATCAGCGGATGCGGCGGCGTTTTACGATAAGTCTTTTAGTGATGCTAATAGCGCATTAACATCGTTTATCAAGGGTAATTACGAGGGCGGTGAGTCAATCGGTTTATTCGCTAATGACACGCAGATGGCGGCCTATGCGATCGAAAAAGGGTTAGTCGGCGCAACGTCCGAATGGTCGGCATTAGATGAAGCCACGAAACAAGCAACCCGGATGGAATACGCTCAAAATATGCAGGAATTAGCAGGGGCAACAGGTCAAGCAGCTAGAGAGTCTGACGGGTACGAAAACCAGATAGGAAATATACAACAAGCGTGGAAAGATTTTTTAGCTATTGTTGGTGGCCCTGTTTTAGGTAGTGTCGTTGGGATAATGAAAAACATTACCGATGGATTGCAACAGGCTGGCGAAAAGGTTATATTTTTACAGGATGGCTTTAATGGTTTGGGAGACCCTGACGCACTAAGCGGTTTAGACTCTGACTTGTACGAGGTCGGAGAAAAAATAAGAGAAATATCCGACGGTTTTGTATGGGCTGGCGAAAAAGTTGGCGAATTTATCAACGATACTGGTGGAATACAAGGTGTAATTGACAAAGTTGTGATACTGGCCGGGGCTTTTGCGGCAGTAAAAACAGCAATGGCGGTTTCATCAACGATTCAGGCGGTAATGTCTGCATACAAATCATTAACGGCTGTAATGGGGCTATTAAGTGTTGCGACCATGAAAAACATAGGTGAAACACTATTGCTACAAGGTTTATATGTAAAAGATGCTATACTTAAAGTAGCTTCAGCAACCGCTACCGGGATAATGACAGCGGCTCAATGGCTTTTAAATGTAGCTTTGAACGCCAATCCAATCGGAATAATCATCATGGCAATAGCAGCGTTAGTAGCTGGTATTGTTTACCTGTGGAACACTAACGAGGGGTTTAGAAACGCAGTAATCGGAGCATGGACAGCGATAAGTGAGTTTTTAGTACAGCTATGGGATAATATAGTCAGCGGATTATCGCAGGCTGGTGAGTCTTTAATGGAGATTTGGGACGGCGTTTATAATGGTGTTACATCTTTATGGGCTGGCATAGTCGGGTTTTTTACTGGCATTGTAGATGGCGTGCAGAACGCATTTAATGGCGTGAGTGATTTTATCATTAATGCCTTTAATGGCGCGGTAACATTTTTACAAGAATTACCAGCTAATGCATTAAAATGGGCTGGCGATATGATGGACGGATTCGTAAAAGGGATTAAAGATGGTATTTCGGCGGTAGGGGATGCGGTAAAAGGTGTAGCAGATAAAGTTACTTCATTCCTTCACTTTTCACGCCCTGACGAAGGTCCGTTAAGAGAATACGAAACGTGGATGCCGGACATGATGCAGGGTCTAGCTTCTGGCATAACTAATAATGTCGGGCTAGTCAAAGAAGCGCTAAGCGGAATGACTGGACAAATGAGTGCAAAAGTAACCGGGGAAGTATCGGGAACAACGGCGACAAGTTCAGGTGGTGGCGGTGGTGTTATGAACTTTTCACCACAAATTACGGTAAACGTGAACGGCGGTGGTCAAGTAAAGGAATCGTTTAGCAGCATCGAACAACAATTAAATTTATTTATGGACGAATACGCGCAGAAAATGGCGTTAAGAAATCCTAAAGTAGCATATTAAGGGGGCGCACATGATAGAATATCAAGCCCATGTACAAGACGTAGGATGGACGGAAACGGTAAGCGATGGTGAAGTTGCTGGGACGGTAGGAGAAGCAAAGCGTTTAGAAGCGTTAATAGTAGAATCTGATTATAATTTAGAATATAAAGCCCATGTGCAAAACGTGGGTTGGCAAGATTGGGTTAAGCGTGGTGAAGTGGCCGGGACAACTGGTCAAGGTTTGCGGATGGAGGCGTTTAGAATTAAACTAATCGACCCCGAACAAGGTAAACACGTATGGTATCGGGTTCATGTGGAAAACGTTGGCTGGACTGATTACGCAATAGATGGTAACATTGTTGGCAGCGTGGGGCAATCGTTGCGAATGGAAGCTGTTGAGATTCGCATAGTTGATGAATTAACTGATGAAGATTTTGCGGACTGGCTGGAATTAAGCAAGAAAAGCAAATTAGGCGAGGTTGTTTTTTCAGTTGCGACCGGGGAAGATGCGACGATGACCGCAAACATTACTGACAAACCTATCGAGGGTGGAAACATTAGTGACCATGCACAGTTACAACCACTAATAATGAGTATACCCGGTTACATTGTAGGCGATGATGCTCAGCAAAAACTGGAAAAGTTACGTGAATACATGAAAAACAGCGAGGTATTAAGGTTTGTAGGCGTTGACATTGCACAAAATGTTATGATCACAAGCCTGAAAACAGGCCGGGCGGCAAATATTGCTGATGGCGTAGCGTTCACGGTCGATTTAAAAGAGGTTAGAATAGCTGAAAGCGTTGTAACGGTAATAGATGAAGCATACGTCTATACCCAAGCCAATGACCTGAAAAACGGCGGATTGCAGGCGGTGTTAACAGAATGAGAAACTACATAAAAATAGATAAATCGTTAATTCCGTATGAGTTTGACATCCGGTTAAACAAAATAACTTATACGTTTAAGATTGACTATAATTCACGCCATGACTTTTTCACCATTGCCATTACAAAATCAGACGGAACGGTGCTAACAAGTGGCGAAAAGTTACTGCTAAACAAGCCTTTACTGTCCGAACGTGGCTATATTGACTTTCCGCTTGTCACGCCGAACGATGCAACAGGACAAGCAAGCAGGATAACGTGGGGAAACATGGGCGTAACCGTGTTTTTATATGTAGGTGTTCAAGAATGACACGATTATTTAAGCGAGAAAAGCAGTTAATCATCGGTGAAAAGATCATGCCAGATCTAGAAATAGATTTCAATGTGACGTTTAACGCTGATGATGTAGCCCCAATTAATGATGTAACAGTGTATAATGCAAGCCCATCCACGTTGGGTTATATTCAGAACAACATGGAGATTAAACTAAACGCCGGATATAGTGGAAATTTAGGTAGTGTAATAGTCGGAACGATTGCAAGTTTTAAAAACAATCAGAATGGCATTGATTCAGAATTAAAGATACTTGTGAATACAGATATAAACGCCATATTCAACCGTACAGTGGCGAAAACATACGCCCCTGGCACTAATGCACAACAGATACTTGAAGACCTGTTACGGGCTATAAACGTGGAAACCGGCACAGTGTTTGTTAACAATAATATCACGTACGAAAACGGGAAAAGCGTAAACGGAACGTATAAGCAAATAATCAACGAGATTGTAAAAGAAACAGCGTCATACATGTTCGTTCGGAACAACATTTTATATATTGTGGATGGCGTTTACGAACTTGACACGGGTTATTTGTTAAAACCCGAAACAGGAATGATCGGTAGCCCCGAAGAAATAGAAATAGACGGGGCGAAAGGGTTTAAATTTACAATGTGCCTTAACCCGATGATTACCACGGGTTCTGTTTTCCGGGTAGAATCTAAAAATGTTAATGGCTTATGGCGGGTTCAGGACGGAACTCACAGCGGTATTAATTTTGAGACAGTAGTTAATTGCTTGCCAACGGACAAAGTAACCCGATATGTACCGCCTGTTAAAAACAAAGCCGTCGCAAGCGGAAACACAAACAAAGATAAGATTTGGAATTTTCTGATTGGCCAAGGGTTCTCAAGAGCCGCCGCCGCTGGTGTTATGGGAAATTGTGAGCTAGAAAGCGGTTACGACCCCAACGCAGAGAATAGCAGTTCCGGTGCTTACGGTATTTTTCAATGGTTAGGCGGTAGAAAAGATACGCTATTCGCACAAGCAACAGCATCAGGGCGGGCAGCTAATGACCTTTTATTCCAGTTAGACTATTTTAATTGGGAAATCACAGTCGGACCTGAGAATGAATGTTTTGAAATTTACGGCGGTATCACGCTAAACCAATTCAAGCAATACACCGACCCTGAATCGGCGTGTTATATGTTCGAGCAATGCTTCGAGCGTTCAGGCGGTCAAGGTATGAGCCAACGGTTAGAATATGCACAAGCTGTTTATGATTGGAATGGTCAAACGGCCGGACTTTATGAAGGAACTGGCGGAGATGGAAACTTCCCGGTTGGGGCATTCCAATGTGAGTGCGGTTGTGGTCTTGATTGTGTACCGGAATTAAAAGACAAAATGAATCAATTGTGGGACATAGTCGGCGAAATAATTGTAACGGGTGGCGCAAGGTGTGAATATCAAAACAGCATTACACCGGGTGCCGCTCCTGACAGTTTACACAAAACAGGCGAGGCGGTCGATTGTTATTGCCCGGGTGCATCAGTTGATTATTTGGCTGATAATGCTCAAAGCGTTGGATTAGGTACAATCCGTTATTATAGTAGCGGTTTTGTTCATTGCCAAACATATCCAAGAGACACAACGGGGGATTAAATGAAATTAGATGAAGTAATTTTAAACATTATTAATAATGAAATAGCGACGATTAACACGACGATGGAATGCGAGGTCATAACCGTATCGCCGTTGACTATTAAGCCCGTACAAGATAAAATGTATTCAGATAGTGCGGTTGGTTATGATTTGATTGTAACGGCTAGAAAGATGAAAGAATGGACGTTAGTTGATGGAACACCAACAGCCTTTACTTATCCGCTGACAGTGGGCGACCGGGTCCTGGTAGCGTTTGGCAAAAGTGACTTAACCAACGCCGTTATATTGGGGGTGATAGAATGATATCTTTTTTAATCGAAAATGACGATATTGTTTTTAATGAACAGAATGAGTTAAAAATTATCAGCGGCAATGAAGAAAAGGCACAGAGTATACAGCGAACCATGACAACGAATTTAAAAGAGTTCTTCCTAAATGAGCGGTTCGGTTTTGATTATCGGCTATTGCAGCAAAAGACGATTAATAAGAATTATTTGCGAATGGGGATAAATGATGCGGTTACGTTTGACCATGACATCAAAGGAATCGACAGCTTGACAGTATCAGAACCAACAGCAGACCGACGGGGTGCTATCGGTTTTAAGGTACTGCTAAAAGACGGCACAACAATAGAGAGTGAGGTGGGCGCCTAATGTTTGGATTAAACAAAGATGGATTCAACCGGATGCGGTATGCTGATATCATCGCAGAAATGAACAGCCGGGCAAGGAGTGTATTTGGTGCTGACGTTAATTTAAGCGAACATAGCCCATTAGGGATGTTTTTTAAGGTAGTAGCGTTTAGCATGGCTGTTATCTGGCAACTAGCTGAATATGTATATTACGGCGCATACAAGGATACAGCAGAGGGATACCAGCTAGATGGTGTATGCCAATACATTGGAATTACACGAAAACCGGCAAGTTATGCGACCGGGACGGTAACATTTACGGGAACAGTGGGAACTGTTATCCCGTTACAATTTTTAGTGTCAACCGGGACATATCAGTTTTGGACACAGCAGATTGCAACGATCCAATCCGGCGGAACGGTTGACGTGCCGATTAGAGCCATCGAGTTAGGAAACACAAGCAATGTATTAGCTAACACAATTACAACGATTGTAAACCCATTGACAGGCATTACAGCGGTAACTAATGCGCTAGGAACAACAGGAGGTGCTGATGTAGAAACGGATGAATCACTCAGAGCGAGATACGACGAAAGCATATCGCTAGGCGGGGCAAGTACAACGTCGGCAATTGAAGCGGAACTATTGCAAGTGCAAAACGTAGTAGATGCAAGAGTTATCGAAAACGTGACGATGGCGACGGTAGACGGTGTACCGGCGAAATCATTTGAATCAACCGTGTACGGTGGCACTAACGCAGACATAGCGGATGCCATTTATCGAACAAAGGCGGCTGGGATACAGGCATTTGGTGATATTATCGTGCCAATTACAGACGATTATGGGCAGGTTCACAATATCGGATTTAGTCGAGTAGCTGAAATAACCGTTTATGTAAATGTTGTATTGACAACAGACACTGAATTATTCCCGGTTGATGGGATGACGACAATTGAAACGAATATCATTAAATACATTGGTGGCACGGATGCAGATAGCACAAAATATTACGGT